GCCAAGCTGGGGCTAAGTTTACCTTTCAGGAGAATCCATCGCAAATTGTGGTAAATCAATAAACGATGGTCAAACTATATCACAGAATTCTCCAGATACGAACACCGTACCGCTCATTTTCTATAACAACTGCTGTTTTTATGGTGATATTTCGCTTTTTAAACAGGTTGTGTGCCTGTTTTTTAGCTTCAGTAGTGTCAATGCAGGGTAAAAAGAAAGATGCCCCCACCACAAACGGCTTAATTGCAACCGAAATAGGGATGGTGTCGGGGGCAAGATTCAATACACCCTCATTGTTCATGGTCTAGGATGCACCCACCTATTAAGCTCGCTGATTGATTAGAGGTCTTTACGTTTTCGCACAAAACCAAAGCGTACTCTTTTGCAAACGTGAACTCTCTAAAATACTCTCGCCAGCGAGTGTGTTCTTCAATATGATACTTGTTAAATCCCAACAAAGAGTACCGTAAATGGACAACGTACTTATATCCAAAAAGTGTAAATAACCAATTAGACTTTTCAATTATCACTCTAGGGTTAACCATCATCCTCATCCTCGTCTGAGTTGTAATATATCACTAAGCAGTTTGTCACCGAAGCGTTGGCCATACCCGTATTGGCATACATCCTCACTCTTTTAATCTCGCCTTTGCACTCAGATACCATGTCTTCTAAGAAGGATGTCGTGTCTAACTGACGCTCACCAAACCACTTGTTCAAGGCATTTGTTGATATACTCATCGTGTTAGTGTCTTGATCTTGCCGAATAACCAATTTGCCCCTCGGCGCTGAAGATGGAACAAAATTCGCATCGTATGTTGACATAGTTTTGCCACCTCTCATTACTAACATGTTACTGTAGTTATCGTTAATAAAGTCGCCAAGCTGTTCTTTAGCTGTCTTAACCCGTACCTCACCTCTGCTTTTATTTTCTAAAACTAACGTGCCAACCCAGTTTTTAAGCTTACGAATATCATAAGGGAGAAGTCCAATCTCTATCGCAATCATAGTCCCCGTGAGAACGCAGGTAATGTGAGCAGACCAGTACCTATTTGAAGCATCTAATCCGTAAGTCTTGTCTACCCACGCTTGCACCTCTATTAAACGCTCCTTAACAGCGGGTAAATTAGCCATAACGTGGCGTATATAAATCGGCCCTGCGTGTCCGTAGTGTTCTTCCATTTGTCGGTTAAACTCTTGAGTTTCAAAGGTATCGTCAAAATGAAACTTCTTAGCGCGGTACTCCATAACCCTCTGAGCTTCAGCCAAAGGTGCGTCCTTATACGCACTAACCTTGTTGATTACGCTTGTGTTTCCAGTGCTAATCGAAAGAAAGGCCCAAGGCTCCCCTCTTACACGCGCCCTATTGGAGACTCCCCCCATCCTGTCTCGTTGCTTACCGTCAGCACTACTTGCATCATAAATGTGATCGCTAAGAGGTTTCCCTTCAAGATTAGTTATCTCATCAACCAGATAGGCTATGTTCTTAAAAGCCTCCGCTCTGTTTAACTGAGCGTTTTTAGTGTCTCCCGCTTTAATTACAAGGTCTTGGTATTTGCCCCAAAGCGTAGATGCCGCAAACATAGAGGTGGACTTACCGTAACCTGTGTTCTTGTTCCATATATGAAAAGACGCTGACGATAGCCCCGACATATACTGCATAAGAGGTGAGCCGAAACCACTCCCAACAACGTACTGATGCATCTCCATCCCGTCTCTGTTATAAAAGTTAATCATGTTTTTCCAACCGTCCAATGTTCCTTTTTGTCCAAACATAGGGAAATACTCCTGTGTGACAGATGATGGGTAGTTTGAGCTAACTCCAGTAGCGGAGTACCTCTTATTACCCGCGACAAACGCTTGATCGTTCTCTGCCCAGCCGAATTGTCGGCAAGCGTCTTTAGCGGCAGCTTTGTGTTGTAAATGATTTATCCATTTCATAGAGTAATCCTGTAATGCACCTATCTGGTGTGTAACCACTCCCTTCATAGCCAAGGCTTTAATAAGCTCTTGTTTCGACATGACCGCAGCTATGGGAACTGTAAACGTGACCATTTCATCGTGCGGTAAATGTAGACAATAAACCACACACTCTCCCTGCTCTGGGTCTCTTACCCTTTCTACAATGTATAAGTCGTTCTCATAAACACATTTTTCTACAACGTCTCCTTGTTGATCTGTGTCTTTTACATATATCCCACCCATCTTTGGTCTGAAATAAGGTCTGGGGTACTCGGGTATGGTAACAATCCCTGTTGATTTTTCTTCTTCGGGTAGCATGACAACACCTTCATGCACCTTTACCGCCTTTGTTTCCTTCGGCTCTTTCGGCTTTTTCGCCACTACATTGTCTTCGGGGGTGGCTTCCAAAACCCGATTACCTAATTGAATGGGGGCTGTGATCTTACCCCAGTGTGGGCAGTCGGGGCAGACTTTTGGATTCAGGTCGTTAAAAGTAGTGCAGTGATACGGCTTACCATAAAGATTGTCTAACTTCTTATAGGTCTCTTCAAGATTGTAGTCCGGGTGGTCTTTTGATATTTTCTTTGCCCATTTTTCTTTGTCAGTGCATTGGGCAACGATTGAAAGCCCAGCTCTCCACAGAGGTTCTTCAATAGTGGCTTGCTCTTTCGCTATAATGCCCAGTTGGTTGCAGCCTTTTCCCGCAATGGTTTTGGACATTAATAATTTAAAATCGCCTTCGGTATTGCCAGCCAACCTATCCCTCGCGGGGTCACTTCCCGCAACAGCGGGTTGGTAAATACGAGCAACTGGTATCGGGTCATCACCGAGAAGTTTTGTAAATTCATCAAAGTCTACTGGCGGCTGAATCCCGTCTCCCAACATGAACACTGGAGCGGGTGGATCATCTTTGTAGTTATGAGTTTGGGGAAGTCTTAGTACCCTAGCACCATCGGCTGTTACCGCCAAATCGGTGAGCATGTCTTGTTTTATTGTAAGATGTTTTAGACGCTCTGCTACGGGCTTCCACTCTTCGTAACTAACTGATTCGGTAAACGTCCAGTAAACATGCAGCCCTCTGCCAGAACAAACTAACGTAGGTGCTGGTAATTTATTCCCCTTGCAAAAATTCTGTAGTGATGAAGTGGCAGTGGCTCGGTCTTTATATTTTTTTGGTTTCTCTCCCTCTTTTAAAGTCTCCGTACCACAATCCAAGTCTAAGAAAAACGAACTCAAATATTTAATGTTGGGTACTGTTCGGCTTTGATCTGTTTCAAATGTGGCTAAAGCAAAGTATGTATCATATCCGTTACTATCTAAATCCATCGCAGCTTGTATTGCTAAATGAGAAGTTTCGTACAACTTTTGTCTAAGCTTGCCGTCCTTCGCTGCGAAAATGCAATACCATCCATCGTCTGGGACTATTGCATCCATGAAGCGTTTTGCGTCCATACGCTATCCCCTTAAAAAGTGCTTAAAAAACCGCCCGAAGGCGGCTTGTATTTAAAGCCAGAGGCTATTAATCTTTCTCATCGTCCCATTGAGACATCAGTGAGGATAGCTTCTTATCTTCTTCAGGGGGAGTTTCTTCAACCTTCTTGCTAACTTTTTTTGCTGGCTCTTCTACCTCTTCTGCTTCTTCCACCACTTCAAGGACAGGTGCTGCCTTTTTCTTGCGGGGGACTCGCTCAACAACAACCTCTTCTTTTGGTTTTTTGTTCTTATCAGTGTCGAACACGCGCATCTCTATCGCGTTTTTTGTTGCGTCACTCTCAACAGAAGCCACCGCTTTATTCAACTCAACCTCTTCTAGTGGTCGTGAAGGTGAGAAGAACAACTTAGGTACAGATGAGTTCTCATCAAACTTCATCTCAGTAACAACCGCAATCACTGGAGTGTTGTGCGCTTTCAAAAAACGAGCATAAGCTTGCATAGGCATTTTGCCTTCTTTGGTATCCCCAAAAATGCTAGTCGCTGGCAGTTGCATTTGGTAGACGTTATCCATGTCCTCTTCCAGAGATACTGCTATCTTTTGACTATAGCGACACGCTCGACTTTCGCCTTTACCAGAACCTTTTACATTCTGCTCACAATCGGCACAGCGACTTGCTTGCGGGGCATCTACGTTATCGTCAGGTTTGTCGGTATCAGAAGACCAGCAGGTGGGGGCGGTCACCACTTCAGGATTATACTCCCCATCGTAGAACGTCCTACTAACAGGAGCTGCGTCAATGATTACAACATTTAACGTATCGTTGTTACTGACACTGACTTGATCCCCATTCACAAGATTGCGAAACTTGCCGCCCTTGAGACTGATCCTTCTGGTGGTTCCAAATGAACCCCCGCCAAGCTTGTCGTTAGTATCCTGCAAAGATTTATACAGGTCGCTGTTTACCAAAGCATTGTTTTCAAACAATGATGAAACTTCTTTATTAGACATCTTAGATTCTCCTAGTTTAATTTAGACTCTTCGTACAATTTTATTGGTTCGCGCTCATCTTTTTTGTTTGGAGACTCCCGCGCATCGTGCATCAATAGAGCTTCGGTCATGTCTCTTAAATTGAATCGGTAAGTGGTTCCTAACTTTATATAAGTTTCTTTGGGAATGACGCTATTCCTTACCCATGCCCTTACAGTTGATGTGGATACCGAGAAGTGTTGTGCCGCACGGTCAATGGTGACGTATGCTGGCGTTTCTGTTTTTTGTACAGTCATGTTACTCTCCTTTCTTCGTTGGTTTATAAATAGAAAGAACAAACTCAGAATCCGCGTTAAGACCTTTCGGTACTATATCTGGATTATCTTCAAGAAATTCTTTCACATTACTTTGATTCAAAGACTTAGAAAAGAACTCAGGCACATTGTGCTCCAACACAAATTTGTACATCTCGTCCCAATCGCTAGTCCAATACCTTGTCTTAATAGATCGTGTGACCCTCCCTGCTTCCGTAGTTAAAGAAGTGATTTCGCCCTCCTTAAAGAAAAACAATAGGTTTTCTTTTATAAGCTTTTGCTGATCTTCCAACACCTTGTCTTCTTTTTTAAATTCCGTTTTTATTCTTTCTCGCTCTGTTTTTATTTTGTGAAAAACCCTAGTCAAAGATTCAGCCGATTCGTCTGCCATTGTATTCTCCTGTTTACTGCTGTGTCGGGATTACCACTATAGTTATTAGAATTGCCCTAGTCAAGCAATGCTTTGTATAAATCAATAATTCCTGAGTGAATGTCCATTTTATTGTCTAACATGTCGTAAACATGCTTTTCTGCGCGTGATCCTTCTAACTGAATCACTGTTGTGGAGCAAGTCTGTCCCGCTCTGTGAATCCTAGCGTTAGCCTGTGCATACGTTTCCAATGAAGAGGTTGGCCCCCACCAGACCACCGTAGTGGCCTCTGTCAGCGTTACTCCATGAGCCGCTGCCTGTGGTTGTATCACCAGAACTTGTGGGTCACTGTCCTCTTGGAAGCGTTTAAATATGGCTGTCCTTTTACTGGCTGAAACTGACCCATTGATAATGGCAGTGGCTATACCTTCCTCGTTTAACTTAGCATTTAACATCTCAATAATGTGTTTGAACTGGGCAAAGATTAAGACTTTTTTCTCTGACTCCTCAATGATTTCTTTAAGTACGTTGTAGCGATTCGATATGTCGAACTCCAAAGTCTCACCGTTGTCGGTGTACAAAGCCCCTGACGATAATTGTAATAACTTGTTAAGGTTAACAGCGGCATTAACTGCGGTCACTTCCTCCCCAGATGCAGCTATCATCATTTCGTTTTTCATTTCTTTGTAGTATTTCTTTTGCTGCCGAGTCAGTTCACAGATTCGTTTGGTGTAGGTCATCTCTGGCAGGTCTAGGCACTGCTCCTTTGTAAACCTAACCGCTGGCTGGAGTACCCTGTGAACAGTGTCCTTGGCGGTATCCTTCGGTATCCATCTAAACTGGCTCACTTTGTACATGACTTGATCGCGGAATCGGCCAAACGCACGGGGTACTGCCATTGGGTTAAGAAGTTTAGCTATGCCAAAAGCGTCTGTAGGGGTCTGTGCGGCGGGTGTTCC